CTCAACATTAGGAATCTCGGGCAGACGAGCCGCCACGATGATCGCTTCCTGTTGGGCGATGAATCCTTTGGATACCGCAGAAGGCAGCGAAGCGTAGTTAAATACGTTCACGCCGTGCACTTCGCCGATGCTAGATCCGCCGACGAGGTCGGTGGAGCGCTGGGCGTTTGCCACGACAACGGTGTCTTTCGACAGGTTGGCGTAGTTAGTGGGGCTGAGAACGGCGAACCGTCCACCCATAGGTGCCTTTGCGCTGTTAAGTTGAGCCGCGATGTCGACGATGGAACCAAAGGTCACTGCACCGGCCGCGATGGTGGCGGTCGTGGTGTAGTTGCTGTTGGTGACCAACGCGAGAACGGTATCAACCATGCTCTTTCCGAGAGCGTGGGCCGCTTGCGCTGCAAAGCGCTCGACCAAGTTGATCGAGGAGCTGGTGCGCTCGTCATCATTCAAAGCGTACGAGACGTGTTTGAAATTTGAGAGGGTCACGGCGACATCCGTCTGAGTTGCATCGCCAGCCACGTATCCGGCCGTGCTGGAATAATCCGAGGCAGACTGGATCGAGACGGTGTGGGTTATGATCGCGTCACCCTTGCGGGCGGTAGCGTCCGAGAAATCGGAAACGCCGGAAGCGATCCATGAGTAGTTTTCAACCAGCAATTCGAGAGCACGTTGTGCTACGACTTTGCCGTTGCTCGTTGTTGCGAGGCTATTTGCCATAGTTCTATCCTTCTTTCTTAGTTATCGTGCGAGCTTGATTTGGTTGAAAATCTCCGCCGCACGACGGGGATCTTTTTCTGCGTTAAACTTCGCGAGAAGTTCATTACGAGAAAGGGGTTTGGCTTCGCTGATCTCAACGGGCTGGGTGCCTTTGCTGGCTTCCAGCTCGACAGTGAGGCGAGCGAGCTTGGTTTCGAGAGCGACGATCTTGTCGTTGGATTCCAGATCAGCCTTAGCTTCGGGAGCGGGAGCTTCCGCAACTGCGGGTGCTTCTTCTGCCACGGGTGCTTCGGCTACTGCGGGAGCATCCTCGACCACGGCTTCAAACTTGGCGGCAAATTTGCCGACGAGTTCGTCGATCCGGGCGGAGAGAGCGGCGATGGCCTGCTCGGCATTAAACGCCGGGGCCGCCGGTGCTTCGGGCGCGGCTTCGATAACCGGCGCTGATTCTTTTACGGTTGTGTCCATATTAAGCGATTTGCGTGTGTCAACCCGTGCAGAATAAACGCCTGTCGGATTGGCTGCTGGGGTAGTCACGAGATCGACGGAGTAGAGCGTGCTGACGTCAGCCAGTTGAGTGCCGTCCTCTGCCATCCTGGGCACGCCACTGAAGCTGATGGAAAATCCGATTTGCCCAGGGAGGGTGCCAATTAGTTCGCTGAAATAGGCAAAGCCTTCGTGGCTTTCAAATAAGGTGAGATCCGCACGGACGCGACCGCCGTCTAAGGTAAAGTTTTCTAGGTATCCGATGATGTTAGAAACGCTAGAACTGTGGTCAGAGAGTACCTTTACTTGGCCGAGATCGTTTCCGGCCCGGACGACTTGTTCCAGAGTGTCTGCGTCGATGACCATCCCGTGACCCAAAGCAGGGCCAGCGGTGATGACGGAAATTCCCTTAAATAGTTTTTGAGCCATGCCCGCGCATGGCGTGTCAAATTAGTTGCGTGAGCTTACGGGGCTGGGAAAGTATGGCTGATAAGCGACCGGCGTTCCGCCTGATGGTGGCGGAGTTTGATTGCTATTGATGGCAGTCATAATTGCGTTAGACAGCTCAACGGCATACTGCTTTGTTTTCATGGTTAGCGTGTGGTTGTTCATGCCGCCGAACTGAAGGGATACATACCAATCATAAGTAAGTGTTTTCTTAATAACGTACAAACCAAAGACTGCAAATATACCACCAGCGACGTAGCTGCGTGTGCAAAGAAATGTCGTGGCAAGAATCGCAGCTATAAAGAAAAGCAACATCCCAAAAAACGTGGAAACGCCATCCTCTTTTTGATAGTAAGAAACCCCAATTACTTGAGGCACGGAGAAGGCTTGATTATGCGGAGCACCAAAAACGATCATTTTCTGCGTCACACGAATTGTGCCGTCATCATAAAAGACAGCCTCTGTGGATTCTTCGTTTGGAGTTAGGTCAGGCTGGTCAAACTGTATCCTACTGCTCATTCCACAAGCCTGCTCCTACCGGGCAGGCTTAATCAACTACTTTCTCTTTTTTGTTTTTGGCTTTGCCCCGATCCCGATCGCTTTCACCACCATATTCATCTCTTTTGGGGTAAGGTTAAAATCTGGCTCGTCGCGCATTGTAAAGGTTTCTGTGGATGGAACTGATGCCTGCACTGGCTCGATCGCTTCCGCAAGCTGGGGCTGTACGGTTGTATCCTCTGGCAACGGTGCGGCCGGTGGCGTGGCAGCCACGGGTTCAGCAGGAGCTGCGGGTGCGCCAGTGATCTGAATGTCTGCCATAGTTAGCCCAGCTTCCTGTGCCTTTTGCTTAATGTAGATCTGCTCGGCGATCTTCTGATTTACGATCTCTTGCCAATCCGATCCGCGCTCGGCGCTAATGTCTGCCAGAGTCTTAATTCCCATCTTTAGATCTTCCCGATCGGCGGCGCTGTCCCGGCCAGCGTCGATCGTAGTGCGGGCTGGGGTGTGATAGACCGCTTCCCACCACATCGCCATTCCCCTGGGCGGAGTCAGATCGCCACGTTTAATCGCCTTGGCCAGTGCCCACTTGCGAACCCGTTTCAGCATCTGCTCGATCACTGCATCGGAAATCTCATCGAATCGACGTTGAGCCTGGGCGAGAACGAACCGCTGGCTGGGGCCAGTCAGCTCGTTAGGCGACCAGATATAGGCGTAAGGCACGCCGAGGCCGGACGCTACTGCCCTAATGTACTGATCCATGTGTTGCTGAAGATTCTGGCTTGGCCGATCGTTTTTGATCTCACGCAGTGTCTTGCCCATCGGCACGTTGACCAATGCGCCACCACCGAAAAGGTTGTCGGTCGTTAGGTTTGTTGAATCAGTTTCTGTCGGGTTAAAGAATCCGGGGCCAGAGTTAGTCGTCGATTCGATAGCCATCCCGATCTGCCCTGCCCGCTTACAGGCCAGCATCTCGTAATCCAGAATCTCGTCACGATCCAGTAGCAGATTGATGCAGGATGCGAGCTTGGATAGCGACCGCACTTCGTCTGCCCTGTCCCGTTCTGCCAACAAAATCAGATCGGCGGCCTGCACTTCCGTAAATGTGTCGCCGTTTATGCCGGTGCGAATGTAGTAGCTTAAAGGCCGCCCAAACTTGTTCATGCGAACGCCGTCAAAAATCTTGGCGTCGTCCTTCACGTAAGACGGAGTTTCGCAGCGGTGCCCCTCCACCATCTGCAACATCGGCCAGCCGTCGCCGTTATCAGTTAAAAGAATAAAGATCTCGTTATCGCGTAGCATGGTGCGGGTGGCCACTTGCTGCATCGCTTGGTAAGTAAGGATTCCGCGAACGTCGCAAGATCCTTCCCACATCGCCAACCACTCTTCTGTCGCTTTGTTCCAGCCCTCGTCCTTTGTGCGTGCCTGGCATTTGATGCCGGCGCCGATTGCGTTCCGCGTCATCGTGTCGATTGCGCCCCGGACGATGGCCGAGTTATAGCAAAGCCAACGGGAAAGAGCGGCGATCGATTGCCGGGATGCAGAGCTAACGTCCAGCTTTGTATCGGCCAGTTGGGCGTCTACCCAGCGGCGTTTGCGTGGATCGTGCCGGGCGGCATTAACCATGCGCGACCAGCTCGAAATCACTTTGCCGACGATGTCCATTTTAGTAGGTGGTTTCCTTAAACCGTGGGTAGGTGACGAGGCTCTGGTCACCCGTAAAGATTGCGGCCACTTCGGCGTCGTTCTTACCCTGAATCAAACGCCATCCGTCTAAGGCTGCTTTCGCCACCTCGACGGGCGTGATGCCGGCAGTGACTTGGTAGCTAAAGGATTTACCGGCCACGCTTGCGTTAATCATTGCCCGGCCTCCGTTTTGAAAAACGGTTGCCTGCCCAGCTGCGATTGCTTCCAAGGCAAGGACAAGAGCCTGGGCGTTTTTAGACGCCTGAATCCAAAGGGAAAAAAGGAGAGCACGATCCACGACTCCGTTCCCATCGTGTCAATCATGCCTTCGCCTCCTGGGCCATCGCTGCTTCCGCTTGAATCACCTTCCCCCACACCGCAAATCCAGCCAGGTAAGTTTCGCAATCGTATAAGTGGTCTTGCCTACCTTTGACCCGTATCCACTCATACACGTCCTTGCCGGTCTTACGGTTAATTCGATGCGCCTTTCTATGGCTGGCCATGTGCTCGCGGTATTCTGGGCTGACGTCATGGGCCACTTCCCACAGCGGCCCCTGACCTCGTCGTAACCAAGCGAGCAAATCTTGGCAGGCCGGTGAGCTGAGAAGGAGCAGGCGACAGCCTGCATCCGTTGGCTGATCCGAGCTGTGCACCGACTTCATCCGCCCGGCTTGGCTTTCGATATAGTAGTATTGGCGATCCTCACCCTTTACCGCGATGAATCCGTATCGCGCCGCCAATCTGTATGTGTCGTGGGCCTCATATCCTGAATCAATACAGGTGTGAATGTTCTTCACGCCTAGCTCGGCCAGCGTGTGAGCCACGTCCTCGATCGTTCGCCGACGGCCTTCCTCGATTAGTCGGCTCGATCCATCCCGAGAGAACGCACGCACCACGAACCAGAACTCGTCGATCTGTCTGTCGATTGCAGCCAGCTTAATGTGATCCGTTTCCCATTCCTGCTTTTTGGCAAAGGCTCCTGGCGCGATATTGTTTAGCTCGTTGTCGTCAAACTGATCTTCCCAGGGCATCGCACTCCACCCGTTCACCCAACCTTGCAACCCGTGCAGATAATGCTTTTCCGTCAGAAACTTCTTGGCGCAATCCGCAAAGGTAATCGTCGGTGAGTACCAGCTAGGAAGGCGGAACGATCGACGGCCAACCTCCGAGCTTGCGTTTGCCGCCACCCACTTACCCTGCTCAATCGACTGGCGGCGATTGCGTTCACTCCACGGTGCGTCGCACTTAGTGCAGTAGTAGGCGGCGGTTTCCGTCACCTTTCGCATATCCCATTTCCCATCCTCCGATCGTGCCGTTTCATCCCATCGTATCTGCCCGAACTCCATCGCCTGAAACTCTCCGCAAGCATGGCAAGGGACGTGGAAAGTTTCCTGTGTCCCGGCTTGGTAGTTGATCCAGATGTCGCCGGTGTTGAGCGTTGGAGTCGAAGTCAGTACGTGCTTACGTTGCGGGAACGCCTTTGTTCGTTCTAACGCCAGGGAGTAAGCGGCCGCATCCTTTTCGGATGGGGCCGCAAAAGAATCCAGCTCGTCCAGAACTGCGATGCAGATCGGGCGTGAACTAAGATTGGCCGGACTGTTACTGCCAACCAGAGAAAGCGTCATCGTGGCAAACTGCATCTCTAGGATCTTCAAGTCGTCCAGATCCTGCGGGAATAGTCGCTTTACTGGTTTGCACTTTTCAAAGATCGGAGTCAGTCGCGTCTCGCTGTACGACCTAGCCAAATCCGCGTTTGGCATAACCAGCAACGCGGGTGCGGGATCGTTCGCAATCCTGTACGCCAGCCAGATGGCCAGCGTCAGCGTCTTGCCTGTTTGTGATCCCCAGCAAAGCGTCACGGTGTGAACGCCCGGATCGGCCAGTGCTTCCAGTACCCCCCGAACGTAAGGCGTCCAGGTCGTGTTATATAAACCCGGCCGAGCCGTCAGCCTGCTGTCCAGTTGGATGTTTCGCTCCGCCCACTCGATCACCCCTGGCGGCTTTTCGTAGTGCCAGCGGATCCTTGCTCGTCGGCGTAACTCCTCTTGAGCCTTGGTCACAGAGCAGCCTCTACCTGGCGCATGATCTGCCCAACTTCGTTCTCGACCTCGGCCTCCACCTCAACAGCTGGGCGATTGGCACAGATCGGGGCTAACCGCTTTGCCATTCCTTTAAGTAGCGGCACAAGTGCGTTATCCCTTGCTGCCAGTACCTTGTCGGCTTCGTCCACTGGCACCATCGTGCCCTCCGCTTGGTCGATGTCTGGCCGGTCGCCCTTCATCCTGCGTAGCGCCTCGACCAGCTTTGTGTAGTTACTGATCAGCTCGGAGCGGTCGGCCCGCGTGTCGTCCTTGGCTGATTCGCCCAGGCTCGCCGCCAGATCCTCAAGCCGCTGGATCTCCACGTCCAGCCCGCCGCCCTTCGCCTTCACGAGCGGCTGGGCCTCTACCTTCTTACGCTGTAGGTAGACGGTGGCACGGGATTTGCCCGTGGCCGCCATCGCCCTTTTAACGTCGTGATTAACTGGCCTACCCATAAGACACAATTATTGCGGGGCTACACTCAAGGAATTTACGGGAGTCGTTTCCACCGCGATGTTTCTACTCAAGGAGACTCCTAGTGTAGAAAAAAAATTTCTACTCAAGAGATTTTGGCGTGTCCTACTCAAGAGAAAAAGCCGCGCTCTACTCAAGAGAATCTGTGCCCGTCTACTCAAGAGAATTTGCACCATCATACTCAAGAGCCTTTGCCCGTCAGCTCAGTGTATTTCTTAGCGATCGGCTCTGCGTAGCGGATAAACTCTGTACGCATGTCGGATGTCCAAGCTTCAGGCTTAGATCGGTTTAGAAACCACTGACTGACCTTG